ATACATTAATGATTGAAGTATATGCTTAGTAGCTGTATTAGAAGCTGTTGCTGCTAATTTCTGCAATCCAACTAATGAATCTTTTGCGGGTTGGCTACCGTCTCTAGCTTCGTTTAATCCAGTAACATCTCTAATCATCTGAAGATAATATTGATACGTCTGTATAAGCGCTTGTATTTTACCAATACCAGAAGAACTTTGTAATTCTTGGATAGGTACTTTTGCTCTGTTAGGATCCCCGTCTTGAGTTAATGATCTACCAACTATACTACCAGTCTGGAAGTACATGTTTAAAGCTTCTTGTGCGTTGTAATTAGTACCATTACCTAAATCTACTTCAGCTAATCCATCAACATCTACAAACACACCATCTGGAACTAACTTTTGTAATACCTGTTGTATCTTTAAATGTGTTATTTGAATCATATCAGCAAAGCTTAAGCATTTACTAACTATTGATTCTATTCGACCTTGATACATTCTAGGAGCAGATATACTATAGTTCATAGATACCTTAGTCTGATCGCTATAAGGTCTTGTCATGTTTTCAGCAAGTTCCCATCTAAGCATTTGTTCGTGACCCAATACTTTAGCTCCACTATATAATACCTCTATAGATCTACTAACGGTACTAAAGTTATCATTTTCTGGTGGATTATATGTGTCTGGCTTTTCAAGAGACTTTTCTAAACCTTGTTCTGTTTGTTTAATTTTCCATACTTGATCTGAATACGTTTTGTATTCAAAATATAATACTTGAACGTTATTTCTATCATTGTCCTGGCCTCTTGGAGTCCTTGTGTAATTAATATCTCCTGGATATAATTGTATTTTTTCCATTTCCTCATCGGTTAGATTAGGAAATTCTTTTTTTAGTTCTTGTAAAGGCACACTTTTAACTTCTCCTACGTAATATACATCTTCAAAATTAGGATCTTCTGTATAAGAATATATAATATCTACTGGATCTACGTAATCAACTACTATACCATTAGCTAAGTTAAAGCTTGTTTTGCTACAACCAATACCTAGTACGGTTAGATCATAAGCTATTCTTCTTTTTGTTTGCTCGTATTTATTATAGTCAAATACATTTTCAATCAACTCTTCTTCAGCTATTTCTATAGCTTGTTTATATCTAAGTTGCATGTGTAGATCAAGCTCTTCTTTATCTCTAGGCAATTCCTCTACAGGAATACTAGTTCTTTTTAAGTCGATACCAGTTTTTTGCATAGTCTCAGCCATTAGTTCAGAAGCAAAAGCGTCTTCAGCTATAGCGGTAGCATGATCAGTTCTTTGCTTTACAGCATATGGATCTGAAGCATGAGATCTTATTTTATAACCTTTATCAGTCATACCATTAACAACAATATCAACAAACTTAGATAATACTGCTATTGGTTTCCAATCTAAATTAAGATAAGACAAATCACCATTTATAGATAACTCATCTTTATATTTTCTAACAGATTGCTCTCCTCTAGCATACAGTCTTAGGTTATGAAAATATTGCCAATTACTAGCAAACCTACCTGCAGATGCAGAACCTGTATCTCCCCTAAACCATTCGTTTTCTATAGCTCTTCCTACGTCACGTCCGTATTCGTAGCTTTGTTTCTCTTCGTCAGAAACTATTTGGCTTGGAAAAGTATTATTTGAAGTCGTATAAATCATTTATTCTATTATTTTTGAAGAGTATCCTTTGTTATCATATTTCTTAAATCCCAATGGAACTACTGTTTTGACCTGATTAAAAACAGGTGTATATCTATTCTTATTGCAAGCCATTAAAGCTAATCCAGAACTTATTGATGCATCATGACTAGTTCTATTATTTATATTAAATCTAGCCCAATCTTCTAATGTTCTTTGGAAATACATGTTTCCATAACCCTCTTCTGTTCTACCTACGTAAGTGTTTATATAAGTTTCTATAGCTGAAGCATGAGCTTGTTTTATATCTTCACTTGAGTTAGGTATACCACCTATTTCTTTTTCTGTTACTGATAATTTATTCCAAACCTTGTCAGGTCTATTCATTGAAAAACCTCTGTAACCTCTTCTTTTAAAATGATACAATAATCTAGGTTTATTGTTTTCGCAAAGTATAGGCATGCCATAAAATACACAAGCCATTAATACATCTTCAAAAAATATCTCAGCAGTCTGAGGTCTAGCTATATATTCTAAAAAGAATTGGTTAGGTGGAACATCTTCCATGCTAAATTTAGTTAAACCCGCTAAAGCTCCATTAGAACCTCTTCTGTCAACCGTACCTGATATATCATAACTATCACAACCAAAAGCACCACAGTGCTCATTACCTGGATATTTAATACCATTCTTTACTATCACACGATTCTGTAGATTAACAGGTGGAACCCAAGATATTTTAAATCTACCATCTTTGTTTGGTACAAATATAACTTTTGAATCCAGCTTAGCATTTTCCCATTGAAAAGTACCAGTAGTAACTACTGATGAATTTCTAAGATCTGCATTGTAATCTATTTGTTCATATATTTTTGTTAAGTTAAATAAAGATTCTTTTGCTTCGTCTCTGAATGCATGTTCTTCAGTTCTTGGAAATTGCCTATAAAATTCATTTAACCCGTCTTGATCATCTTTTAATCCTTCTACTTCATTCTTCCAAAACTCTATAACACCCATTTTTATTGGATCACCAAAAGAATCTACTACTTTTTCTTTCTCGGGTGTATCGAATACAGGAAAGCCATAAGAATCAATGTATCCTTCGTAGTTCCATTCCATAGGTATGAACAAAGAATAGAGTCCTGAACTTGTCTGCCCGTTGCGGTTTCTCTTTTCAACGTTTGATCCATTGTATAATTGTTTAAAATTTTCACCACCTTTATCTAAAGAGTTTGATGTTGATCCCATCATACACTTACCGATAATTCTAGAACCTAATCTTAGTGTCGTTTTCGTAACCCTCCAGTTGTTGAGGATATTGTTCGGCCTTTCCCATTTACCCGATTCGTCGTGGACGAGAAGTTTGAGTTTCTCACCGTCGTACGCGTTGTCACCCGTGTTCTTCCAGTCGATGGTCGTGTCCAACCCCGTAAGCGTCTCGGCTTGAACCTTCGAATCGAGTCCTCTACGGGTAAGTTTGGATGCCGGGACCCTGTATGCGAGTTCCGTTTTTGGCCTGTCCATACCGTCTTGTATGGGTTTGAAGAAAAATGGAAAGTTAACGCTGATTGGGACGACCTTATCTGTGAACATCTTCTTAGCATCGGAGCCAGATTTGGACAATATCCCAAACCGTGAGTCGCTTGATATCGTCGCCATGTTGACCGCCTCCCCAGATGCCATGAACGAAAATCCGCTACGTCTGTTCTTGAGATATGACATGCCATAGCACCTTCTATCTGCCTTACAAGCCTCCCAGAATAAATAGAATAATCTATTCGATTCTCTAAAGTCTGGCTTCCCAACATCAATCTTGGACCACTGCAGGTACATGTACTGAGTACCAGTAATATAAGTAGGCTTGTCTTTGTTAAAAAACCAATAACCTTTTTCACGCCTTTGAAATTCTTCTTCAATATAATCATACCATTCTTCTTTAAATTGTTCAGAGTAATTCTTCCAATCAAAAACAGTTTTAATATTTTTTAATTCTTTAGGATACTCGGCTGCGTTCCATTTATTACCTTCCATCTTAGCTACGTCAGTAGCCTTCGGCAAAGCTATTACAAGATTTTGTATCTCATACACTTCTCCAATTTCTCCAGTTTTACTTATAACCACCATGTCATGATCTTCGTCATAACCGTATTTCCATTTTTTAAACTTATTGTTTCTGTTTAAAACCTTGGTTTTTATGTGGTTAGGTAAAATTTTGTATAAACTTTGTTCGTACATTATTTAGATCTACCTTCAGCAAATCCTTTAAAAGCTTTTTCTTCCTTAACTTCTTTAGGTTTGTTATTCAAAATATTGTCTTCTTCGTCTATGCGTTTAAGTATTTCAAAAGCATCAAATATTGCTAGCTTTTTTGTAGCAGCAGCATTTTTAAGTTTATCAGCAGTCAGATCATCGTCTGAATCTACAATAAGCTCTTTTGCTACTTTAACTAATTCAGCTATCGCGATGTGCCCAGCTTGGATTATACTCAATTTGGTTTCCTTGGTGTTCATATTTGATTACAATATCATTAGATTTCATACAGAAAACTCTCTGTTCATCAACGATAAAATCCCATTCGCTATTAGGCGTAAAGCCAACTACATCTCCTGGGTTAATATTAAGTGCTTTTAAGGACTTATTACCATACTTTAGTATACCAATAAGCTTTTGCTCTTTATCGTTCGTTAGAATGTCTTCGTTCTTTAGAGGCATTACAAAACATCTGTCACCAAATGATATCCAATCCTCTGTATTCTTATACAAATATATTTGATCAATAGCGCAAAAATATAAACCATCTTTAAAATATGATCTACTATTCTTTTTAACACCTTTCATATCATAGAATACTCTAAAAACATTATGATGTATTAATACTATATCTCCTTTTTTTATACTCGTTTTAAAAGCCTTTGGCGTTTCCACTACAACAGCTAAGTTGTTAACAGATTTAAAACTTTCTATCTTAGTATTTAAAATTAAAGTTTTGTCACCAATCTTTATTTCGTTCTCATATCTATCACCAAGAGGTTTGATGATGAAGTCATACAAGCTCTTCATTAATACTCTAAATCATATTCAACAGATATTGCCATGTTAGAATTAAATTTCTTCCATGGCATTACCTCATCTTCTTTTTTAATGTATATACTGTAAGAGTTTGATTCTTGATCGTGTATTATGGCTGTAATAGTATGACCACCATAAACGTTTTGTCCAACTGCATAATGCATGGCGTCGTTTTTATAGTCAGAACCTATACTGATCTTTCTTACAATAGAGCTCATTATGCTTTAGTCATAACAGGCTCATCCTCTGTTTCAATGACCGTATAACTACCATCGCTAAGATCAATATTAACTTGACCATATTCTGCTTCTAGTTCTTTTTTAGTTGCTTCTAAAGCTTCAGATGCTTTTAACTGCCCTTGTAAAGCTTCATACTTTCTGCTTTCAATAAAACCAATTTCACTAAATGATTGTTGTAATTGGTGTTGTTGTTCCTTAATAGTTTTTAACTGCTCAGGCTTGATAGTTTTAACTTCTTTTGCTTGTACTTCGATAGTCTTTTTTACTTTCTTCATAATTTTAATTTATTAGATTTGATTTATATCTATATAGTTACTTGTTCTTATATTATTTACCAAGCTGTAGCGTTTTTGGCTTTTATACTTGTCCTCCATCTGTAATTGTCCAATTATTAGGGGCTGATGTAAGTATACCACGAGCCGTTGTTGCTCCTCCTTGTGAAAACTTTGTTGTAGCGTTCATATCAAATTGAACACCCGATTGAACATTCAAAGCAGACCATCCTGCTAGAATCTCATCGTATTTAATAGTTGAATAAGCAGCACATCCAGTCATCATACCGTTCATATCGGTAACATTTGCAATATTCCAACCACCTAAGCTTTGATTAAAGACTAGATTATTAAAAAACATAAAAGTCATTACTCCAACAGCACCAACATTCCAAAGACTTATATCAGCATTAAACGCTGAAGCAGATTCAAACATACTAGTCATATCAGTAACACTACTCACATTCCAAGCATTAATGTTTTGATTAAAAATAGTACAGTTTTGAAACATACCAATCATATTGGTCACATTACTAACATCCCAAGCATTTATATTCCCGTTAAAAGCAGCACATCCCGAAAACAGGAACTGCATATTAGTAACGTTTGTAACAGTCCATGTGCTAAGCTGTCCTGTAAAAGAAGTAGCTACTGCAAACATAAAGCCCATATCAGTTACATTACTTACGTCCCAAATATCAACGGATCCATTAAAAGCAGTACACCCGCTAAACATACTATTTGTATTAGTAACGTTGACTGTATTCCAATTACTTAAAGTTTGATTAAAAAACTCACAGTTTTGAAACATGCTTTCAAAAGATACAACTCCACTTACATTCCAATTATTTATAAATTGATTAAATACGCCATTAACACCACCGTTCATTTTAAACATACCAGCACAAGATATTAAGCTATCTGTATTCCATACGCCTATGGGTTGATCGAAAGATGTTGCTCGACTAAACATAGAATCCATTGTAGTTACATTACGTACATCCCAGTTTGAAATATTATCATTAAAACCAATTTTATTAAAAAAGAGGTTATCCATATTTGTAATAGCTGAAACATCCCATAAATTAATAGTTCCATACCTATTAATAGCTAGCGCCCTATTTGATACCCATAGATCAACAGCTGCTTGTAATTCAACTGTAGTGGTAAAGATATTGCTAAAAGCCTCTGATCCGGGTGACCCTGAAATGCCTATTCCTATACCTATTCCGATTGCCATGTTATTTTACAGCTATTATGTCTGTAGCTGTAGTACCTGTTGCAAACACATAGTCTACGATCATAGGTAAAAAAGTTCCAGAAGCTATATTTTTAAACAGCTGAACATTTGCTGCACCAGGTAATGAATCTGTAACAGAAATACGTAGAGTTCCGTTAGAGCCATTATTCTGAATTACATTTATAACATCACCTTGCCTATATCCTGTTCCAGTTACTCTTAACGCTACAGCTGTTATTAATCCACCCGCAGCAACTATGTCTACAGTTAGCCCAGTACCCTGCCCACTATCTGATGTAGTTGCAAGACCATTTGCAGTTGTATAACCAGCCCCTGAAGTTAAGACAGACGCTCCGTTTACAACTCCTTGTATACCTGTAACGCCAGTTATGATACAAGATACATTACCAGTTGTTCCTACATACAAACAAGATGCATTTAGATTAGTAGCAGATGATACTGTATCAGTTGGTGTTACAACCGCAGCGAAGGTTCCGAAATCTGGTTGATTTCCATATTGTCCCATATTATTTATTTTTTAATTATTGATTTTGCTTTTTCCCAAGTTCTTCCTACAAAATAAGCTCCGTAAACGGTAACTAGTAATGTTTGAAATATGGGTATATATTCTTTTGCTATTTTAAACTCTCCAATGTTTCCATCCGTAAAAGCAAGCAAGCTAAATACAAATGTTAAAAACACTAAAACCAAAGGCCTAATGTTTTTAGGTAACCAACTATCAGAATTCATATCTGCATTCCAACGATCAGTTACTTGCTGCTGAGCATTGTTATCAGCTTCTTCAAGTATAATTTGAACTTGTTTTTTTATCTCAAGTTTTTCCTCCTCGGTAGTTGTAAGCTTATCAATAACATTACCAATCTCTTTGATAACACCACCTGTTAGCCATGCAAATATTTTATTCATTTATTTTTTGCTGTTTATAGCTTTTATTATTTTTTTCTTATCACTAAGTACTTTCTTTTTTTTAACACCTGGAGTTAAAGTAACCCCTTTGTAGTCGTAATCATTGATAGTACCTTGTCTTTTAACAGCTCCTGGATAACGTTTTTGAACCTCTTCATCTCTTGTTAGAGCTTTTTTCTTGTCTACTGGATCATGAGCTTTTCCCTCGTGCATCATTGGTCCTCCGCAAGATTTCATTTTAGGCCCTCCCATTAAACTATTTGGTACTCCATTACCTGTTTTTGACTTTGGGTCTTTTCCACCCATCATTTTAAATGCCATTATTTATATTTTTTATTATTAACTTTATAAGCTTCTTTTTCCCAAGGAAGATTTCTATCACCTTC